TCGTAATGATACTTCTAGAGATTATCTTTATGCTTTCATGCATTGCAACAAATTAAAATTTTTACCAGATGAATTTGCTAGTCAAGATAAATTTTGGTTTAAAAATATGAGTAGACTGCAGCAATGCTTTGATACGTGTTTTAACTTACAATACCTTCCAGAGGGGTTATTTGGCGATTCTGAACAAAGTAATCTGGGTAGTTGTTATAATGCGTTCGTACACTGTTTTAAATTAAGATATATTCCATACTTAGGAATACCAACTGGTGCTGGCGAAAATGTTCAGCTACGAAATATGTTTTATAATTGCAGAAGACTGACAAAAATTCCAAAAGGATTTAACATACAAAAAGTAAGCTCCCACGGGCTCACGCAAGTATTTTTCGAAAATAGAGAATTAAAGGATTTTTCTTCTTTATTTGACGGCACTACAGATGCATTTACAAATATAAATGCTAGTACTGTCGTAATGACCGGACTATTTCGTGGATTGACCCAATTACTTGAATTTCCTTTTGTAGGTCAATTTACTAAATGTAGTGATGCATCATCGCTTTTTTATGATAGTAGAAACATCCGTAGTTTTAGTTCTCTATACACTCATTTGGATTTTACTAATTGTACAAAGATGAACGCAACCTTTCGAAATATGGAATGCTTAGAGGAATTACCAGAAATAAAAGTTAGAAATTTAACAGGAAGCCAATCGACAAACCAGACGTTCGGGTATATGCGAAGATTAAACCAAATTAAAGTTACTGGAATGATAGCTGGGCCAAGTAACGGGTCATATTACAGAATGTGTATTAATAATCACTCTCTTGTTTGCATTGATGGGGTTGACTTTTCTTTCGCTGATGCAAATAATGATTATAATCAAATGTTTTCTAATTGTAGAAGCATTAATGCTATTAAATTCCCTGGAACATTTAGAGCTGGTTATGCAAGTCCACGAATAAACGTGACCGTTGCAAATCATGCTGATATAAGTGGTGAGTATCATATAACTGCTGCAGGAACTGGATATACACAAAATGGTGGCAATGGTGTATTAACAGTCGCTGAAAGCAGTGGTAATTATACATGGACTATTAAAGATAGCTCTGATGATACCCCAACTGAAAGTTCAACAGCAGCTTCAACCACACAATTTACTCCTTGGGCAGCAGACTGGTCTGGAGCTACAAATGCAGTTACATTTACAGAAGTTGAAACAGGATTTAAGTACAATGTAGATTTAAGATATAATCCAATACCACGCACACAAATGTTAGAAATTTTTAATCAATTAGTAACAATTTCGCATAGTGCTACGCTTGATATAAGAGATAATTCTTATACTGCAGATTTAACGGATGACGATAAAGCAATAGCAACAAATAAAGGTTGGACTTTAAATACATAAATTATGGAAGAAGAAAAAGGATTTTACAAATTAGAAGTAGATACAAACGCATCTGTTATAATTCACGGTACACATCTTCTTAACAAAGATTATACCCTAGATATATCTCAAAAAGATACGTACACTTATCCAGTTGATGGCTGGTCATATTTTGATACCTTTTCAGGGGCTTGTACATTTTTTAATGTGTCTGAAGAAGATCATAGGTATTATGTATTTCCATCTGATGATTCAGAAGAAGATAATATAGTGTAAAAAGGTATACTTTTATATAAATATTAATATGAGTTTAAATCTTATAGTTGAAACACCTGCTCCTAAAGAGGAATTCGAGTATATTGTCGAAGAAGGTAATTCAAAAGACAAGCAAAATTTTTTTATTAAAGGTCCATATATGATGGCCGAAGGAGTTAATCGTAACAAAAGAATATATCCATTAGATGAAATGGTACGTGAAACTAAACGTTATGAAAATTTAATGGTTAAGACTGGAAGAGCAATGGGTGAGTTAAATCATCCAACTACAGCTGATGTTGATCTTGAAAGAGCTTGCCATTTAGTTACAGAAATGAGTCAAGATGGTAATGTATTTTATGGTAAAAGTAAAGTTTTATCAACACCTACTGGTTTAATTGTTAGAAGTCTTATTAATGATGGTGTTAGAGTTGGTATGAGTTCAAGAGCTTTAGGTCAATTAATACCTGAATCAGGTAGTGAAGGTGTTAATAGAGTGAAGGACTTTAAATTAGTAGCTATTGACTGTGTAGCTGATCCATCTTTTCCTAAAGCTTTTGTAAATGGCATCTTGGAAAGTAAGCAATATGTAGTAAATAAATATGGTCAGTTTGAAGAAACATATGATAACTTTGAAAATAATATATCTACTATGCCTATAAAAAATAAAGATCAATTTTTAAAAGATAATATCATCAAATTCTTAAAAAGCCTTTAATATTATGAAAGAAGTTAAAACTAATCTAAAAAAATTTATTAGCAATGTTATGAATCGTAACTATAAAAAAGCAAGTTCTGATTTATCTAATGTTATTAATAAGAAAATGGAACAAAAAATATTAAATAATAATATAAATATATTCTAATTATGGACATTAAACAAATATTATCTGAAGCAACTAATGGTGCACTTAATGAAGAAGTGTTATCTGAAATTGAAAACGTCTTTGAACAAAAGATCAACGATAGAGTAGAAATACATGTTGAAAAAGCTCTTAATGAACAAGATGAACTTTATACTGAAAAATTAAATGAGTTAGTTCAAAAGATTGATGAAGATCATTCATCTAAACTAAAAAGAGTTGTTGAAGCTATTGATAATGATAGATCAAATAAGTTAAAGCTTGTTATTGAAAAATATGAAAGTGCATTAGGTGAAGAAGCAGATGATTTTCAAACCCAATTAATTGAAAGTATTTCAGATTATTTAGATGTTTATTTAGAAGAAAAAATACCATCAGAAAGTGTTCAAGAAGCAGTTAAGAACACTAAAGCTAAGAAAATTTTAGAAGGCTTAAGAAGTCATCTAGCAGTTGATAGTGCTTTAGAAAAAGAAAGCATTAAAGAAGCCGTTATTGACGGTCACAATCAAATTAATGAAGCTTCAAAGAAGCTTGAGTCTGTTGCAGAAGAAAATGCAGTTTTAAAAGAAGAATTAGATACAGCTAAAGCTGGTTTAGTACTTGAACAAAAAACTGCAAGTCTTGATAAAAGAACTAAGCAATATATAAACAAAGTTATGAAAGGTAAGGACGCTGAGTTCATTAATGAAAACTTTGATTATACATTAAAGCTATTCAAGAAGAAAGAAAGCAATAGGCTCGAGACTTTGAAAGAAGAAGTTTTAAGTACCAGAGAAGACGTAGATAGAGTTGTATATGAGGATAAACAACAAGTTGTTAATGAAAGTGTATCTTCACCATACCTATCAGAACTATCTAAGTACTAAACTTTACATTGTTTAGGTATTCCTGAGTTTCCTGGTTTTTTAAACCTTGGGGTCGAATATAAAGGAAAATACAAACTATGAATACAATCAGACCTACACAGGCTTATATTGATGAGAATCGTGCTGCACAACTTCTTGAGAAGTGGGCTCCAGTATTGGATTACACTTCCAAAAGTGTTGCTGCGATTGAAGATAGTCACACACGTTTAAATACTGCTATGCTTTTGGAAAACCAAGAGTCATGGTGTTTAAATGAAGCAGGACCTAATTATGGTTCTTCTGGCATTAATGGTAACGTAGCTGGTAGAGATGGATCACTTGGTGGTGCTTCTTCTATTGGAGCTGCTACTAATGTAACTGGTACTCCAGGACAAGACACTTATGCCACAGGTGACTTCCGTCTTCCAAAGATCTTGATTCCGATGATTAGACGTACTTTTCCCGAGTTAATTACAAATGAAATCGTTGGTGTTCAACCAATGGCAGGTCCAGTTGGCCTTGCTTTCGCTCTTCGTTATCGTTACTCAGGTGAAACACTTGGTAATGGTACTGATGGACAAAAAGATACCATCACTGGTAGACAAACTACAGCATCTGGTGCTGTATCTTCGTTTACATTCGGTGCTGCGTCTCCTAATAACACTCCATCAGACCAAGCAGCCGTACTAGCTGATGCAGCTAATACTGAAGCTGGTTTCCAAGAGCTTAAGACTGCTTATACTGGTACATCTGCAGGTTACCTTTCTGGTAATGCTTCATTCTCAATGTCTGAAGCTGATGCTGGTGTTGCTGCCTTACTTAGAAACTTCGAAGTAACTGGTAACATCCCAACCATGGAAGTATCATTCGAAAAGACTGCTGTTGAAGCTGGTACAAGACGCTTAGGCGCTCGTTGGTCAGTTGAACTTGAGCAGGATCTTAAGAACATGAATGGTATCGATATCGATACTGAATTGACAAACGCTATGTCGTATGAAATTCAGGCCGAAATCGACCGTGAAATGCTTATGAGAATGATTCAGGTTGCTCTTAATGCAGGATCCGGTGTCGGATTCTCAACTTGGAGCCCTGCTTCTGCAGACGGCCGTTGGTTAGTAGAACGTAATCGCGACTTCTATCAAAGACTAATCGTTGAAGCTAATCGTATCGCTGTGAGAAATCGCCGTGGTGCAGCTAACTTCATCGTTGCAACTCCACGTGTTTGCGCTATCATGGAAATGCTCCCTGAATTCCAGTGGGTACCTGTCCAAGGTAATGTTAATACACAACCTGTTGGTGTTGCTAAGATTGGTAATCTTGGTGGTCGTTTCAACGTATACAGAGATACTCGTACTGAAGGTCAAAACCTTAAGAACGATCTATCTGGTGGTCACAATAGTGGTCCAGAGTATGCGTTACTTGGTTACAAGGGTCCAGAGTTTTATGACACTGGTATCATCTACTGTCCATACATTCCAGTCATGGTTCAGAGAACAATTGGTCCTAATGACTTCGCACCTCGCGTTGGCTTGCTAACCCGTTATGGTGTCGTTGATAACATCTTTGGAGCAAATCTCTATTACCACGTAGTCATCTGTACAGGACTCGGAGTAGCGTTCACACCAGGTACTAACTCGGTGTACTTCGGATCTTAATATAAGATTACATTAAAGTTTGAGATCTGGTTCTTACGAGCCAGGTCTCATTTTTTTGTCTATTGCATTGATAGATACCATGTATATAATATTATACATACTATAGCACCCCATAACATTATTACATCCATTATTGCTTAGAAGTTTTAATATGAATTGCTTCTGGATCGATTAAATTAGCAGCATACTTCTCAATAAGATCTTGGCTTGAAGCTCTTACAGGGTTAATATCAATACCACCTCTACGGGCATATAAACACATTACTAATAGTTCGGAAGGGTCAAAAGCATCTTTTAATCTCTTATAAAAACACTCACATATCTCTTCATGAAAATGACATTCATCTCTATATGATATAATATACTTTTTAATACTATGGGCATCAATTGCAACTTTAGATTTGATATAAATGAAAACATCACCCCAATCAGGTTGTGAAGTAACTCGGCAGTTACTCTTTAGTAAACCAGAATAGAACTTCTGCTCTAAATACCTTTTACGTTCAACACCTTCTAATAGAGTAGGGTCTTCAGTATATTGATTATATTGATAACTCGATCACCATCTTGAAACTTAACTATTACTTTAGTTTCTAATAATTCACTTAAATCTACACTAGCATCTTCTTCAAAACGATATATAGCATCATCTTTATTATAACCCATCATAGTCATATTATAAGAGTTAAAATATAATTTAATACTTTTACTTTCAACTATATACTTACTTGAGCATGGATATACACATTTTACAACTCCAGTTACAGGAGCTCCATTATTAAGAAGGAATGAACACTCATATGCATTCCAGGTATCAGAGCCTACAAAAGGTAAATCATCGTCAAATATATTTAAATATTCCTT